GATTAGACTAATGGACGAAACACAATCATTCAAGACCTTAAAAGAAATGATGAATCCCCAGTTTGATTGGGATAAACTAGACGATTACGAAATCCTTTTAGGGTTAGCCGAGGAAGCAGTCTACTTACAAGAAGTACCTCAAAGAATTCTAGGTAAAATAGCCTTGACACTTACCACTAAGTACGGAGACGAAACCTTAACTCGATTCGCTAAAGAATTAGGTAAATCCAAGAGTTCTCTAACTACCTACCGATGGGTAGAGAGTAGACTAAAAGGATTAGATATTCCAATTGATCTTAAATGGTCTAGCTTACGAGTAATTGCTGGAGCAGATAACCCAGCAGCATGGATAACCAAAGTACAAGAAGAAGGTTTGAGTACGCAAGAAGTTAAGCGGTTAGTGAAAATCGAGAAGGGCGAGCCGATAACCCACTCTCACAAGAAGATAAAATGTCCAAGCTGTGACTTTGTGACTGAAGGGGTGAAATGTGGAGGTTGCGGGGAGGTTTTGTGAGGAAAGAACAAATAAGTGAGAAATTCTATGAAGGGTTAAGGAAAAAATCTGTAGATTTAACTACAAAAGGTATTAAAGGAGCTAGAGTTAAACTTTTATACTTTAATCTTCATCGTGAACAAAAGTATTTAACAATAGAAGTTAGTGATGTAGCAGATTTTATTTATAAAGAAATGTTATATCAATTACATATACCTAAAAATGAAACCACAAGGAAAGAAACAAAAGGGAAGTAAAGCAGAGCGTCAGTTCGCCCAACTGTTAGTAGATACAGGATTAGACCAATACGCTAAAAGGATGCCCCTGAGTGGCGCTGTGAAGGGCCTGGACACCGACATAATGACTAAGCTACCTCTAGCTATAGAAGTTAAGGCGCAAGAGACTTGGAAACCATTAGAGTACTACAAACAAGCAGATATGGCTAACCCTAACCGAGGTAGGTTAACAACTATCGTAGCTATGACAAAGAACAGAGAACCTTTTTATATATTTTTAACAGCAGACGACTTCTTGACTATATTAGATTATGCGGTACAAGGTGGCTGGCCTGATGGTTGATTCCATTTTGTAGCCAATTGTGGTACAATGTGAGGTATGAAGGTTACCAACAACGCTATGTGGCTTAGAGGGTTTGCAGATGGGGAAGGTCACGTCTCCAAACCTCAGTCTGAAGGTTTAAGAAAGTCTTCAAGGGTTATTAGCATACCAAACACAGAACCAATTTTAATCAAGAAGGCGTGTGAGGTTTTAGATGAGGTAGGTATTACTTATTTTGTGAGGACTAAACAAATGGTTAACCGGAAACCTATTGAAGTTATATTTATCTCCCACCAAGAGAACTTAATAAGGTGGAGGGACAAGGTAGGTTTTACTTCCTTGAAGAAAACTAAAAGATTGGCCTCTCTAATAAAAGAGTATAAACAAGGCCACCATTTGTGGACGGAAAAGAAGAAAGAATATATTAAGTCTTTATTTGATGAGGGTTGGAATCAACAGCAAATTTCAAATTTAACTAGCATATCAACAGCTTCTTTATCAAGAGCGGTACATGAATTTGGGTTACGAAAGGTGGTTATTAGTGAACCTACCAACTAACGAGGAACATAGAACAAGTGAATGGACATTAAAAAATAAAAGAATAGTAATAGGCACAAACTTTGGTGGGGAAGAAGTAAGATCAAACGTAGCCACCTTTGAATGTTCACATTGTTTTAGAACATACACTAAGTTTGTAGGTAAAACTAAGTTCGATAATTTAACAATTGGTGAGAACAGATGGGAAGGTGGTTGGGTTAGATGAAACAATACATCATAGGGAAGAAACTAAAATTAAATAAAAGAATGAAAGAGAAATGGGTTCCTGAGCTTGGTTACCATATAAGGGAAGGTGAAACTGTATCGGGATTTCTGAAGAGAATAGAGGAAAATATATTGAGGGCTATGAAATACATGGGGGAAACAAGCACTACACGAGGAGCAAAATGAAAAGAACTAATGTATCTAAAGAGAAAACAATACTAACATTGACACCAGGGATGTTGAATTCACCAATAAGGGATACTTTCTTAAAAAAACTATTCAATAAGTGGAGAAAAAATGAAAAGAAAAAAGATACCTAAAAAAATACAACAACATATAGAGAAAGCAGCAGAGAAGTTTATTCATGAATCTTGGGATAAAGCCTACCCATTCTTTACAGAGGATAAAATAAATGAAACAAGAAATAACTTTTGACCAATGGGACAGTTTAAATGAAAAGGTTAAACTAAAGTTAGATGCTTGGCTAATGAAGAAATATTATGTTCTTGGTTGGTCTCCAAGCCAGTCAGCTGTCCAACAGAATGAATGGGTTCCCAAGAGGTTAATGACAATTGGTTTGATGATAGAGTTTCTTGGTTATGAGATATTCCATTTCTGGTTAGTTAATAATCAATGGGTTACAAAGGTAGAAGATGGAGCAGATGTTCATGTGGAGTTAGCAGATGCTCTATGGGAAGCTACAAAGGAGGTATTAAATGGCTAGTATCTATGAATTAGCAGACGAAATAAAAGGGTTATTAGAAACATCTATGATAACTATGACTAAAGAAGATTTGGACAAAAAGATGGCTAATAAACAGGCGGAAATAAACTCTAAGGTGATGTATTTATTAGGTTTTATTGAAGCTCTAAAAGAAAGAAAAGATGACTGACACCCTAATCTTCGCAGGGATAAACTTCATATTCTTAGTAGTAGGATATTTAATGGGTCGCGGCAAACTAGAGGAAAAGCTACAACAAATAGTAAAAGCACGCAACAGAATAGGTACAGGTGGAGTAGCTACACCACTTGAACCTCATGATTTAGATAAAAAACGTAGGCGTGATATAGAAGATAAATACATGAAATGAAAGAAAAAGGAAAGTCAGGATTTGGAACATTATATTATGGAGGTAAGCCCTTTCCGTTTGGGTTGGATAAAGCTATAGACGACACAGTTTATGAAGTGAGTGTAAGTAGGATTGTTTCTGCTTCTTGGCCTCCTAGTAGTAAGAGCGCTTATGATAAATGTAAAGGCCACAAATGGAGACATCACAAGAAACTACCAAAAGATTGGATCTATTGTACTAATTGTAAAACTCAGCAACATGAGGAACTAAAGTGAAATGTGGCAACTGCAAAAGTGAAACAGGACACATGATAGGTAAGATAGTAGAAGGAAAGTATATTGAGTATTGCCCCAATTGTTCTAACTTATCAGAAATACCTCCAAAGATAGACTATGCTTCTCCCAAAACCAAACAACGCCAACAATGGCAACGTGAAAAGATGGCTAAAGATATTATGCAACCCTGGGAAGTAAAGAAAGGCCAAACCTACAAAGGCTACCAACCCAACAAAGAGTTCATAAAAGCTTACCGTGGGAATCCAGATAAGTTGTCTATGTATACAGAAAAAGAATTAAAAGATAGTGGGCTAGTAAGTAAGAAGGATGCCAAGACAGCTACTACTAAAGGTAAGTTCAAAGACTCTAAGAGAATTGCTAGTGAGTTCAAATAACTTTAAGTGGAATTCCTCGATATTGTTCCCAAGACCCTCCTATAGAGGAAAGGACAATGTCAGATTGTTCCTTTGTGATTAGTATTTCTTTTGGTTTGACTTGGGCAACTATTCGAGAGAGCCACCCCAAATATATTTGATTTACAGGAATCCCAGTTAAATCTAATTGTTTCATAAGTTAAACCCTTACCATACCTCTCGTAACCCTATTAAAAACTACCAAAGGCAGGGTAAAAGATTCAACTTCCAAAGTATAGTATACCAGCTATGATTAAAACTATAACCAAAGCTCCTAACATATCTAAATGTTTATCTTTAGGTCTAGGGTTCATACATTAGCCTCCAAGCCAGCAGCAGTAAGCCTAGAGGCTAGTGTATAAATCTCTCACTCAAAGCAAGGTACAGGCTTGTCAACTAATGGGGTTGACAGTACAGATAGTGAAAACCTACACCCATACCTTGCTTAAGGTGGACCTCTCTCCTACCTGTTATTCAGGTATATCTTCCGTAGATTCATAGATTAAACTACAAGCAACGTGGTTATCTATGCAAACTTCTACATTTTTGATTTCTTCCTTTGGGACAGGCACTAACGCATAGTTACTGGTAAACCAGATAGCACCGTAGGCAACAACGCCAACGAGTACTAGAATTATAACAGCAAATATACTTCTCTCCTTTGTTAACCAGCTCATATTTACCTCCTTCCTTGAGACTTAGAGCCTCAATGCCCTTGTCGGCCTCCGGTTGCGGTCAGACAACAAAGGCATTCAAGCCCTAAATACACTTACTTCCCACCACATCGGTACACACTGGACCACTCATGCTTGAAAGTAAAAGAAAGACACCAATTAGTATTGATATTGTAATTATCCAAACAACGATGTTGTTAAGGTCTAGTCTTTTCTTGTAAAATTGTGGTGCATAGTCATGTATCATAATCTAGTTGCTAGGCTTAAATGGCAGTAGGTTTGAGCTACGCCTGTTACTAGTCAAACAGACTAGCTTCAGCCCAGCAACTATATTACGATATTTCGTTACTTAGGAACTTGCGATTACATTTCATGCACTCGTAAACTCCTAACTCTCTATTAAATCTATAGAATGATCTTGTGCAGTAAGGACAATGGATATTTGTATTTTGTTTAGTGCGATTTCTCATTTCAAGGATAGTATATCATTGTATAATGGTAATGTCAAGTCCTTACTTTCCAGCCTTAATGTAGTATAATAGAAGCATGATACCGCCAGTAATTACTTGTAATTATTGCAAAGGGCCAATAATAGATAAGGAACTAAGCTTACTAACTAGAGAAGGTATATATCATGGAGACTGCGCTATGGTGAAAGCAGAGTGCGCTCACAAACTGGTTAAACTACCTATCAGACAAGGCTTACCATTAACAGCAAATGACGTACTAGACATAAGGGAGGAACTAAAGAGTGTCCACTAAGTTACAAGAGAGAGCAGTTGAAATAATAAGAAAGAATCCCGAGATTTCTAGGGCAAAAGCATTAATAATGGCAGGTTATTCAGATAAGACCGCGTTGAACCCTACGGCTAACGTCATTGGAAGCAAAGGATTCGCGAACTTGCAGGATGTTTACCAGTATGAGTTAGTAAGAAAAGGGATAAATCTTAAATTCCTAGCAAAGAAGATGAAAGAAGGACTGACAGATAAGGATAAAAAGGTAGTTGCCCTATACCATGACAAGGCCGAGAAAGCACTAGAGCTTAGTAAGGAGAGTGTAGACACAGCCGTCCAGATCAACCTCGGTAGTGAGCTTACCGACTTAGCTGAATAGCTTGATACACCAGTTGATACACTACCATGCGTCGTACAATGTACCTTATGCGACGTAGCGTGCCTGAGTGAGCATGGTAGTAAGGTGCTACTATATGTACTGCACCCCTGTACTATTTATTTTTACGTACCCCTATATAGATTGATGTGTCAATGTATATGTGTCCTTATATGGAAGGGGGGATACCCCGTTGGGCATAGGGTACTTTGTTTTTAATGATATACACCACTCCCCCACAAAAATACCCCTACCACAACTCTTGTACAACTAGCATGCTCACCGTTAACAATGTACCACCACCATAATACCCCCTTGACACCATTCCACCATTATGGTATTCTACCATTATGCAATTATATAAGCCCCATGACGTAAAAAAGGTAAACTGTAACAAGTGCGGTGAACTCTTAATGAAGTTCTACCCTTGGGCATATTCTAGTGACATGAGCCAAGTAAAAATTGCCTGTGGCAGATGTTACAATAAGGAAGCACAAAAACAAGTAAAAGAATTTAGCACACCAAAGAAAGTAAAAAAGTACTTAAAAGGAAAAAAAGCACCTTAAATCCTGGAGTTACGCAATAACAGTCGTAGGTCCCACTTGAGATATGAATACTCGTATCTTCCTGGGGGCCGGTGTGGTTTAGTGCAGAGGTTCCAACGCTTGGAAAGTAATCAGAGGTGTTTGCCAGACTTTGTACGCGGAACGGGGGAAACCCTGTGAAGCCTCTTCTTAGAAAGGCGGTATCTTTGGGTTCTTTCCCTCCAGGACTTAGGGTGTTTTAGAGAGGAGGAACATATATGAAAATAGACAGCATAAACATAAAAGTAATAGAAAACGGTTACTTAGTCGACATAGCGACTGACGCAAAGAACCCAGAAGATAGATGGGACACAAACGATGAAAACTTCTATTGTGAAACATGGGCAGAAGTCATAGCAAAAGTAACTGAAAACCAAATCTAATGAAAAAAACTACGGTAATGCTCCCCCAAGAAACAATCGACTGGCTCCGTGAGAAATCTCACAAAGAGCACACTAGCGTAGGAGCTATTATTAGAAAGGCGATAGATGCCCTCAAAAGTACCCCACCCCTTCACACACCAGATAATTTCGGAGCTGCGCCCACTAACAAAAACCCAGAAGAAAAAGTATATAGATATAATAATTCAGATCCAGTAACAGAAGAAAAACCCTGGAAAGAAATAACCCGCTGTGAGTTCCAAGCTTGCAGAAAAGACGCTATCGGAAACTTCAACATCTCCACCTACTCCACCGACACCGGCGATCAAATAACCACGAAACACTTATGCAAACTTCACAAACACTTAGCAAGTAAAGAAGGGGCAGTGACAGATGTATAGCTGGGAAGTTCCAATTGAGGAATCTATATTAAAACACGTCCGACACATGAAAAATGGAATGGAAAGGCAGGTAGCTGAAAGAAACGATAAGTTTTTATGGATGGACTTAGATAAAAATATCCGTAAAGAAGCATCAATTTACGCAAGTGCCTACAGAACAATAGAGAACAATATTTTAAGGGAAATTAAATTAAGAAGTAGAATCAAAAAGGAGAAAAAATGAAAAACAACTGGCAACCCAAATTCGACTCCCCCCAACACGCCTTAGAAGGTATGCTCAAAGCATTGGAAATAAACCGTAAAGCGATTCTTAAACACGGTGTATCCACCACCGCTGAGTTTATCTTAGGAGACAAAGTCTTCACCTTAACTGAAAGAGGTTTCTTAAAGAAATGAAACACACTAATATATCTAACCAAATAGATAAAGGGTTGAAGAAGATAAAAGTAACTATGGTGAGTCCTGATGGGGATGAATCTTATGTTTCCTCTATTTCTATGATTGAGGAATATGAAGAAATAAAATCCTTCATCCACCAACGAGAGAAGGAGTTACTTAAAGAAGTCTTGAAAATGCTTAATAACAGCTCTGAAGTTGCTAGGGCAATAATAAATCAGGATTATAAGACCTTCCAAACAGTAATGAAAGAAATAAGGAAATTTAAAAAGGAACTATCAAATGAGTAAGCTAAAGAATGGGTTAAAAATACCAAAGGTAGTACCAATAGATTGGTCGCCAAGTGATTGGAATGATGTTATTTATGTAGTTACGCAAGCTGTGAAAGGTAAGAAGATAAAGTTTGAAAAAGAAGATAAGCCAATGGGAGGTGTAGAAGCAATAAAAGATGACATTAGAAAGGAAATATCAAATGAGTAATTGTGTTTTCTGTAAAAAAGCAAAAGATAAAAGAGTGAGTCGTTTTGGTGACTGTTTGGTCTTTAAACCACTCAATCCTGTGGTAAAGGGACATTTATTAGTTATTCATAGAATACACACAGATGATTTTAGTGGGGACTACACTATTTCAAATCAAGTGGTTGAGACCGCATTTTGGTATGCTAAGCGTTATAAAGAATTTAATCTTATTACCTCTCAAGGAGAGAACGCCACTCAATCTATAGGCCATTTACACATTCATATTATCCCTAGAAAAAAAGGTGATGGTTTGATGTTACCGTGGAGTACTGAACCTTTAGCCAAACAAAGAACCCAAATACTAAAAGAAGTTAAAGAGATTGTTGATCCAATGGAATGTACTATAAAAAGGAACCACCCTGAACATTGTCACTACCCAATAGCACTTACTGATGTATTAAAAAAATTAAAGGAGTTATCAAATGAATAAAGATTGGGAAGAACAATTTGATAAAAAGTTTGGTGTATTAAATTCATATCAATATGCCACTGATAAAGAAAGCACAACAGGTACAATAACTACAGATGTAAATAAAGAAGTAAAATCCTTCATACGCCAACGAGAGAAGGAATTACTGGAGGAAGTAATAAAAGATTTATACAAATGGTATGACGATAGACAAGCAAAAAGAGGGATTGCAGGTTGGACAGATGATTACTTTTCAGAAGGAGATACCCTAAGTGGAAACATCATTACTATCATAAAGAAAAAGATTGGAACTATCAAATGAGTAAATATTCACAACCTACTGAAAAACAAGAATTAGTTTTAAACACAGTAAGAGACAGAAAGTACTGGAGGCCGCCAACCTTTCAAAGAATTGCAGATATAGTGAAGATGGAAAAGAAGTCTGTATATAGAATACTTAAAATATTAGAAGGTAAAGACTTATTGGAGCGTGTGGATGATTACTACCACCCAAGAGAGTGGGCATATGATAACAGATGGGACGGTACTTCAAATGAGTAGCGGACTAATAAGCTGTCCAAAATGCACAGAAGAATTTTCAATACTTTCCTTTGCTAAAGGTAAAATTGGATCGCTAGACGAGCCTTGGACTTGCTCTTATTGCAAAGCAAAGATAGTAAGGGATAAAGAAAAAGGCTATGGTTTGAAGGAACTATCAAATGACTAGACTTAAAGAAATCATAAAAGAAATTTGTGTAAATGCAGGGGCCGAAGGGTATATTGAGGAAGCTATCAATCGTAGTTACCCTGAGATTGAATCTATTTTAGCCAAACAAAGAAAACAATTACTTAAAGAAGTTAAAGAGAAGGTTATCGGTAAACAAGAGAAATTACCAGAAGAAGATACTAGAATGTGCAGTTGTGTTTATCACAACCAAGGGAAGCTAGGCGGTACTTGTTTGAGATGTATTAATTTAAAAGTTTGGGGTTCAGTAAAAGGAGAAAATAGATTGAGAAAAGAACAATTAAAAAAACTAAAGGAACTTGAGGAGGTTAAGTAATGGGGAATGCAGATTTAATAATAATCATAAATGGAGTAAAAGTAATTAAAATTTTGGGTACTGAGTATAGTGGTGATGGATACGACAATGCAATCAAAAAAGCAATCGAGAAGTACAGAGAATATATTATTAACTTAACAGAGAGTGCAGAGTTTCCAAAAGAAATTGATAGTTATATTAGAAAAATAGAAGTTTATGAATTTGAAGAACTAGAGGAGGGTAAATAATGAAAATAACTATAGAAATTGATAGTGATGACTACAAGAGTATTGAAAAATTAAGGTTACTAGCAGATGCACTTAAGGATGAAGAACGAGATGCTAGTCAGCATATAGAAGAACTAGAACAGGAGGGTAAAGAATGAACGCACAAGAACAAGGAGAATGTAGTTTCTGCGGTGAAGTAAAGGTAGTTTGGAGAAAGTACCTTCACGCTAAGAACATTAAGCATATAGACAAAAATAAAACGCCGTTTACAATAACTTTTTATTGCAACGATTGTGGATTACTAGAAAAGGATAAATGATGGAAGACATTCAAAAAGAAATAGATCGAGTGAGTAAAGCTGGTGGGGGTACTATTCTACTCCCTGCAGGTGAGTATCACTTTAAGAAATTAAAATCAAAAGTTAATCTGGTTGGTGTGGAGGATAAACCAAATGAAAAGAAACCTTAAACAAGAAATTGAAGAAATACTGAAAGAATATACTTCACCCAATAATTATGACTTTGACGCAACGACAGTAATATTAGATGTTATATCAAAGACCTTAGATGATGTTATTGGGGAGGATGAAGACGTACATAAGGATAAATGGAATTACCTAGATTATCATAAAGGTGTTTTTGAAAGAAATCATTTCAGAAAAGAACAACGCTCCAAGGCGAAGAAATGGGGTCTATGAAGTATATCAATCTTGTTAAAGGAAACCGAACTAAGGTGGATAACGAAGACTACGAAAGGTTAAAACACTACACGTGGTATTGGAATAAGCCTGGGTATGCTAGACGCTACATTAAATACAGTGGTGGTAGGAAGACCATTTATTTACACAGAGAAATTATGAACACCCCAGAAGGTCTCATCACAGACCATATTAACAGAGACAAATTAGATAACAGGAAAAGTAATTTGAGGATAGTATCCTACAGTGAGAATGGGTTCAACAGAAAGCCTGACACAAATAATGGCTCTGGTTACTTAGGAGTAGGTTGGAACAAGGCAATGGAAAAGTGGAGGGTACAGATAGAAGTTTTGGGGACGTGTGTCCACGTAGGTTTCTTTGATGACCCTAAAGTAGCTAGTGAGGCTTACCGCTCCAGAAAGAAAAGGTGGTGGTTATGAAAACAAGTGACGTGACAGACGAAATGATTTATAAAGCTATAAAGTGGTCTAAAAAACTACCTATATATAGTGGTAAATTTCCTTACGATTACTATCCAGATATTCCAAACAAGATTATATTAAATAAAATGGATAAAATGGTAGACCAAGGCAAGTTAAATTACGGAGTAAGTTTAAGAACTGCTTGGATAGAGAAAGAAAAGGTGGTTTAAGGAATGAGCTTCTTTGGTCTATATGACGATGAAAGTGCAGAACGTATCTTTGAAAGCCGAAGAAAAATGGAGAGGCTACGTCTGAGAATATATAACATTGTGGAAAGAAGTTCTTGGGATACAGCAATCTTATTTAAAAGAATTAATGACGCAAAGAAGAAAAAACAAAGAACTGGAGAATAGAATGAAAGATAATGAATCAATAGCTATACATTGTTCTGGATGTCCTGCTTGTGGTAGAGGGGTTTGTAGAATAATACACAAACCAAATCGTTATTATCACTGTGAAAAGGATAAGATAGGATGAAACTAAAGAAAAGACATTGGATATTAAGATGGTTAAGAAGGAAATTAGGTATAGACAGTTTAGCAATGGAGGTTTATAGAAAAAAAACAAAGAACAGGAGAGTATGAATGACTGGTAAAGAACTAGAAAAAGAACTAAAAAGAAGAATTAGAAAATACAGCGGAAAGCGTTGTAAAGACTTCGAGTGGTCTTGTCCCACCTGTAGCCTATACATGGCGTTAGATATTTTAAAGGATCTTAATATGTTTGATGATGAGTGGTTAGAAGGAGAATAGATGCAGAAACCTAAACTGCCTAAGAAAGACAAAATGTATATGTTGACAAGTACTGCAGATACGAACCAAATAATAGACTACCTAGAAGAAAGAATAAAGAAGTTGGAGAAGAAATGAAACTAATCAACGAGAAGAGATTCTTGACAGAACTATATAAAAATACAGAGTATGGTAATACCCCAAAGAAAGACTTCGACTGGGTAGAAATAGAATACGGTAAGTTCAAGCAGGTACTCTCCAAACACCTCAAAGATTTACCTGAGAAGAAAACACTGCATATTAAAGGTAGAGATATACCCAACCAACATTTAGGATACAACCAATGTTTGGAGGATATTGAAAAAGTGTAGTGTAGAAGACTGTGAGAAGGTGACTTAACTTGAACAAAACCTTAAACATAGTAGGCTGGATAATGATAGCAATCTACGCCATCGGCACAGTATTTTATTGGGACGGCGTATATCCTGGCGGAATTGGATTATTCGGTTCTCTTGTAACATTACCAATGGCAATAGTACTAGCGTTCTTTATATCTACTTTCTCTAGCTTGTTCGGTGCTATAACAAATATTGTCTGGGCTTTAATAGTTTATTGGCTAATAACAAGAGGAGTAGAATGAAATACAAAACAAAAAAAGACATGCCCGATCTCCTAGCTGGTGCAATAATTGAATAGGACGAAAAGAAAAAGTATTTCGACGGCCCAGGCAACTGGACCTTCTCCAAGAAGACTGTAGAAGGCAACCCCGAATGGTTCTCTAAAGTAGAATAAGGTATAATTGTCTTATGGCAATTAATCCACAAAGAAAGGAGTTAACCCCCATAGAGTTATGAAAGTTACCGTACCGCCCTTAAATGCACGGCAACGAGAATTCTTCTTATCAAAAGAGAAGTTTCTACTCTATGGGGGATAACTGAGCCAAAGGTGGTGGAAAATCTTGGGCTATCCGCTGGAAACTCTTACTTAGATGTTTCCGTTTCCCAAACTCTAAAGGATTGCTTCTTAGACGTACTTACCCTGAACTCTACCGTAACCATATCCAAGAAATCCAAAAAGAGTTAAAAAAGGATATATACAAATACAACGATCAGAAGCATATCTTCACGTTCATCAACGGCTCCTCATTAGAATGTGGGTCTTGTCAGTACGAAGGTGATGTCTACAATTATCTAGGTGCAGAATATGACCATATTGGTATAGATGAGGCTTCTCGATTTACTAAATTCCAGTTCAACAACTTTAAAACCAACCTTAGGTCAGTAAGAGACGACCTAAAACTGCAAATGTATCTTGGTTCCAACCCTGGTGGTGTAGGCCACGGTTGGCTAAAAAGACTCTTTATGGATAAAGAATATGAAGAAGGAGAAGATCCAAAAGAATATAAATTCATACCTGCTAAAGTCTACGACAACACTATTCTTATGCAGAAACAACCTGATTATGTCAGAGAGCTAGAAACCCTTCCACCCGACCTAAAGAGAGCCTTCTTAGATGGTGATTGGAATGTTTTCGCTGGACAAGCCCTTAGATGGAAAAGAGATAAACACATCATAGACAAGATCCCATACCCAATCGAAGATTGCAAAAGAGTGATTGGCTACGATTGGGGTTATAACGCCCATGGAGCAGCGGTATTTCTAGCCAAGACACCAGACAATCATATCTTTCAATACAAGGAAATTTATCAAAATAGGAAAACTCCAGAGGAATGGGCAACTCAACTTAAATACGAGATCCAAGCCAGATCGGTAGAGGCAGTAATACTTCCCCACGATTGTTTTGCCAAGCAACAAGGTCGAGATTCGATAGCAGAAGTGTTTAAAAGGAATGGTGTAGGACCAATCAAGAGAGCCGACTCTCTTTCTAAAAATGCCAGAACCAACGGACTAGCTCTTTTCCATATGTATCTCGACAATGCTCCAGACGGAATTCCCTATTTCCAAGTGTTAGATACTTGTGTGAACACAACTCGTACTCTACCAGAACTTATCTACGACGAAAACCGCTCAGAGGATATAGACACTGATGGAGAAGATCATATCTATGACGCGATAAGAATGGTGTTCCTTGCTTGGGGGAAACCGAAGGGACGAGGTGGTGCAGTCCGTCCAGTTGGACCAGAACCAGAAAGAAGACAACCCACGGTTATAGGTGGTCGAGTCCCTGCCTTAGATGTAAAGAAATTATTTAAAAAACAAAAAGGCAGAGGTTGGATGTATGATTAATGATATAATGGAAGAGTGAGGTTACAGTATAAAGAAACAGGCGAAAAAAGTACAATTGCAATTTTTTTAGATAATTCTAGAAAAACACAAGTTAAAGCTCTCCATTGTGTTGTATGTGGTTATGTAGCTATGCAATATTATGATGATATAAAAATGCTTGTTCCTGGAGAGGGGCCGAGAGAACCTGATGGTAAACCAATAACAACCGTACAATGTTCTAATAACCAATGCAAAACAAGATACGATATATATAAGTGATGGCTAATATAAACAGAGGCATCAGTAATAGAGAAGAAGAATATCTCCGCCACGGAGAAATTGAGGAGAAACCTCAATTTGAAACTCTTTCTCACGGCGTTTTAGAACTAAACGTCCCTGAAAAAGACCTTCTCCGTGTTCTCGATATGAAACAAAGAGAGAGTGAAGACTTCTTTGACAACAAACTCAATCTAGGCAAACGAAGAAAAAAGAATAACGATTACTGGAGAGGTAAACAAATTGACTACGGAATGTTCCACCGTTGGCAAGTTCCCTATGTAGATAATGTTATATATAGAGACGTAGAAACAATCCTTCCAATTGCTGTAAGTAAAGTCCCAGATATAATAGTATCTCCGGCTAGTGAAGACCCTGAAAAGATTAAGAGAGCCAAGGCCCTTCAAAGTGTCTTAGACTTTACAGTAAAACAACGCCACGTCCGCCAAGTCCTTAGAAAGGCGACCAGACATTCCTTATTAGACTTCATATTTGTTATAAAAGCCCGATGGGACAAACTAAAACAATCATTTGTTTTTGAGGCAATCCAACCAGATAAATTAATACTCGATCATACTGCTATGAGAACCGATTTTGGTATGAGCAGTGAGGCTTTTGATTTCATTGGGGAATGGATCGAAGAACCTCTGAAAGTAGTAATTTCAAAATTCCCTAACAAAAAACAAGAAATATTAGACAGAACTGCTGGTGGAGTAAAACAAGAAAATGCCCGCCAGATGGCAAACAAAATCCGTTATCAAGAGATTTGGTTCACTTGGCACGATGATAATGGTATTCCAACAGAGGCACTTCTTTGGCGGTACAAAGATTTAATTCTAGATAAAATGCGCAACCCTTATTGGGATTATGAAGGACAAGAACGAGCAGTTGCAATTGATCCAATTACCGGAAACCCGATAAAACAAACGATCCAATTCAACCATTTCGACATGCCTAAGAAACCCTATATTATAATGAATTACCAATACACTGGTGTATCAGGCCCGATAGACGACACTACCCCAGTTGAACAAGCACTTCCACTTCAAGACGTAGTAAACAAAAGAGGCAGACAAATCACCGAGTTAGCTGATAAAGCCAACCCAAAGAAAATCATTTCAGCTGAGTTTATCAGCAAAGAAGACGCAGTTGATATAACTGATGATCCTGGTGAGACAATTGTAGGAGAAGGTTCGGTAAGAGATGGATTCACCTACGTCCCAGGAATTCCGCCAAACCCAGTGCTTTTTCAAGACCTTGTATCAAACAGATTAGAAATAGACAACATAATAGGAGCACACGCTACCACCCGTGGTGAGAGAGTACCAGAAGAAAGCGGTATTGCCCGTCAAATAACTAGAGAAGGAGACTTTGGAAGGATAGACGATATGGTTCTTTCCCTTATAGAACCAGCAGCAGACGAAATGGCAAACTGGATGGTTCACTTTATGAAAGTCTTTGGCACCCAAGAGCACTTTGCACAAGTATTAGGGGAAGCAGGCAAAACAGAGTTTGTAGAGTTTGATAGAGACAGCATAGACGATGGGCTAAACATCACCGTAAAGGCTTCCACAGTAGATAAGACTGAAAGAAGAGCCACGGCCACCCAACTAGCGAGTGCTGGTAGTATTGACCCACTTTCCTTAATGGAAGACCTAGACGCAAAGAATCCTATTGAAAGAGCAAAGAGAATGATTGCTTTCCAATCAGATCCAAGTGGTGCATCATATATGCAACTTATTTTAGGAGATCAACAAGGTGCACAAACACTTCAAGATAACGCTGCTCAACAAGCACCTGAAGGTGGAGCAGCACCAGCTGGTGGTATAGCACCCCCAACACAAGCACCGCCAACTGAGGTAACTCCTCCAGGATTGGAAGGAGTATAATATACCTATGGCTGGATTATCGTCATTTAAGGCAAAGAAAATTTTAAGAGAAGGAGTCGCTCGTGGTAGGATTTTGTCTAAAGCCCAACGGGGTTTCTTTGGTGCTAGAGCTGGCGGAAGCCCTATTAAAAGAATAATGAAAAGGAGAGCAAAGTAATGGCACTTCACCCAGCTTCTCACAAACTACCAAAGATACGCACTCTAAAAGAACGCACTACTGGTAAAATTAGTAAGAAGAAATTTGTTGAGATATTGAAAAGGAGAGCTAAATGAAACATGAACACAAAGAGCATGAACACAAGATAAAACTTTGCAAAAAGTGTGACAAAGTATTTTGTGAAGAAGAAGTTTGTAATGTTGAATGGGCTTCTAATATATGGACAGTCACAAACACACCTGGTTCGGGTACTATCACTGTTGATGGTACTTATGACGACCCAACCTTTGGTCATACAGATACAAGTATTACTTCCCAGCATTGTTAAAGGATGTTATAATTGAGCTATGGCAAAAGAGCCAGAAGAAAACAAAGAGTCTAAAGTCACTCTGGAAGAACTACAGTCTTCTATCGATTCCTTTTCCCAGAAAATAGATACCTCAATGAGTGACGTTAATACCCGTTTAGATGAAGTCCAAACAAAGTTTGACGACTTTAAACCAACAGAAACACAACCACTTGCACCCCAAACAGATAGTTATGTCCCTAAAGGATGGGCTCCTTCAACTGATGGTGGTTGGAATGATGTCTACGCTCAATTTGATAAACAATCAAAAGAAACAGCCGCTACCGCTGCTTCTACTGCTGTCAATGCTTATAAGGATGAAGTAGTTCAAACTCAAAAAGAAGCCCAGGTACAGGAAGATAAGATTAATAAGAGTTTTGATGACCAGATAAATACTTTAGAAAAAGAAGGTCGTATTCCTAAGATAGAAAAAGCAGGCGATGAAAAAGATCTAGGTGAGATTGCTAGAAAAGAAATATACCAATTAGGAGTAGACTACGACTCTTCCAATTTAATTAAAATGGCAGATCTTAGAGACAAAGTAAAAGCAGTTCCTCCTAAAGGGATAGACGCGCCAGTTGGATCTAGTATAGGAACTACGGAAGTAACACCTACTATAGATTACGTGAAAGACATTAAGAATAAAGATATGGACACAATGATACAAGAGGAATTCCCAAGATAGATAATATGTGATATAATGTATTTATTAGCAGAGTTTATTCACTCCGCACCAAATAGGTGGCGGAGTTTTTTATTGGAGTAAATTATGGGAAGTTTTTCAGAAAGAGTCCTTTCTTTAACACAAGATAAATTAGTTCCAAAAGTAGTTGATAACATAATCAACTCTTCCGTTCTTGCTTCTCGTGTAATGCGAACAGCAAAAGCTTGGTCTGGTGAAACACTAAGGAGACCAATTAAAGTTAGTAACTCGGGTCTAGGAGGTTCCTTCTTTGGGCTAGACACATTTTCAACTTCCACTTCTGAAACAACTCAGAGACTCGCTTATGACATTCGTGGTTTTGAGCAACCAGTGGTAATCCCTGGAATAGAAAGAAGTGTAAACTCTGTCTCTGAAACTCAGGTCGTTGACCTTGTTAAATTTAAACTAGAAGAAGCTGAACTAGAAGCAGCTGATGCAATCGGTGGTCTTCTTTACGGTGATGGTACTGGAAATTCCAGCAAAGACTTCTTAGGTCTAGGAGCTATCGTAGATGATGGTACTGACGTAGGAACTATTGGTGGACTTTCCCGAACCACATTTACAGTTTTGAACGCAACACGAACCGCTTCTGGTGGTACTCTTACTTTAGCAAAGATGGCAACACTACATAGCGCTATTAGTGCAGGAAGTACTCAAGGACATTCACCAACGATGCTTATTTCAGATCCAACAGTCTGGGATCTATTTGAAACCCTTTTGACCCCAACAGTAAGAGAAACTTACACCATGTTTGGTTCTCCAACTACTGGAGCAACTGGTGGATTACAACCAGGTAGAGGTTTAGAAGGAATGGGAGGTATGGCAGCACTTTCTTATAAAGGAATACCATTTCTTAAAGATGAAAAAGCTACTGCACAGACAATGTATATGCTTAATGAAAACTATTTAGACTGGTACGGTCTTCGTGCATCAGCCGTAGACTATAGTCCAGTGAATCTTGGAACAACTACTATGGATTCAGTTTATAATCAACCGCCAATGAGTCAGTTCCACGGCTTTAATTGGAGTGGTTTACAGCTACCAACTAATCAGTTTGGTGAAGTTGGTCACTTAGTAGTACTAGGTAACTTAATTTCCTGGCAGCCACGCCGACACGGGAGGCTTACCGGTATAACGGGAGTATAATATGAGTAACATAATTTCAGGATCACCACAAATATTTGACCTTAATCCTTACGATGAGACTAATGTCCAGCAACACAAACTGGGTGCGATAGCAGTCGCTCCAAACGGAGATGCTTACCGCTACACCAGAATTATTTCTACGGGAACTGATCTTATTGCTGGTAATTTGCAAGTGTCGCTAGCAGCTGAAGCCAATCACCAAAACAGAGTGATTGCAGCTAATGTAGCCGCTGGAGTTAGTACAATAGAAGTTACTGTGGGAGGTACTCAAGTTGATGCAAACGAATATGATGAAGGTTCCTTAGTATGGAACGACAACTCTCCAGAAGGAGAATTTTATACAGTAACTTCCCACGATGCTTCCGCAGCGGGTTCTGAAGATATAACTGTTAATTTCAGCCCAGCTCTTAGAACAGCAGCAACAACTGCTTCACAAGTAGAGTTGGTACGAAACCCTTGGAACAACCCAGCAATATCACAGCTTATTACTGAAAGAGCAGCTGGTGTCGCGGTTCAGGATTGGGATGTTTCAGTAGCGAACTTCGGCTGGTTAAAGACACGAGGGTTAGCTTCGGTCTTAATGGACTCAACTGGCTCAACAATAGGTTTTATTGCTACTATTTCAAATGCAACAAATGGTGCGGTTGGAGTAATTGCTACCATTGCTCAAGAAGTAACAGTTGGACAATTTCTAGGAACACCAATAAACGGTGAATTTAACACC